GCCCTCGCTTTCGCCATTCAGCACGCCATACGGCAAATCGCAAATCACCGCGTCAATCGTTCCGTCGGGAATCTGCTTCATCCCCTCCAGGCAGTCCATGTTGTAGATGTTGTCTATCTCCATAATTCGTGGTCGTTACTTCTTTGGTTTTCGTCCTCTCTTATTGTGAAAAATGATGGGCAACTGCTGTGACCGCTCCCACGGATCACGGTAGCGGCTCACATCTATCTTTCGCACAGGCAGCTTGCCGAAGTAGGGCTCCTCCTGCCACCGCTCCCACTCATCATCGCACCAGCGTTTCAGGGGGTGCTTCGGGGTGTGCTCACTCTTGCGGCTCCGTGCTATGCGGGCGTTCAGCGCATGACGGGTGCCCAGACAGACGAGCGTCTCCTGACTCCCGAACTCGCGCTCCGCTTCAGGTATCAGCCCCAGCAGCGGACACTCATTGCAACAGTCCGGCTGCTCAGGCGGAAGATGAATCTGCTTAAAAGGTTTGATAGGCATAATCAGAAAATTAACTTCGTTCGACATCGGCTTCGCCTCGGAAAACACATGCGAGCATGGATGCCCTCGGCCCGGCACGAAAATTATAAATGCTGTTCGTGGGGATTGTGAGTAATTGGGTGATTAGTCCGTCGGTGTCCGTACCCCATTCCTCGGAGCGTCCGCCGTTGGGCCATAGAAAAACGAGAATTTCAAAATTAACTGTGTCAATGGAAGGTTAGGCAAGTGGATTTCGGAATCAGAGGGGGTCGGAATAAAATCGACCGCCCCGTGGTCAGTCAGTCGGTCACGGTCTCGAGTCTCGCACGCTCTTCAAGTTTCTTCAGATACTCATCGGCTTGCTGTCCGTATGGCTTGGGTTGCTCAGGCGGTTGGTAGTTGGGGTCGTTGGCTTCCATGAAGCGTTGCCGTGCCCGCGCTTTGTTCTCCTTCACCTTCTCCTTGGTATGTGTGCGCATGTCCTGATGCACCTTGATGTGGCAGGGGACACACAGCAGCATGACGTTGTTGGGGTCGTAGCAGCGGGCACGCATACCGTCTGGGCCTTCCACTGACTTGGCTTGCTCCACTGGTCGAATGTGATGCACATCAACGCCTGGTGTGAAGAATCCTTCCTTAAGGCACATCTCGCACAGTCCGTTGGTGCGTCGGAACACCGCAGCACGCAGCAGCTTCCACCGTGGGCTGTTCAGCAGCTTTTGGTATCGTTTGTCTCTGCTCATATCGTCGCCTCCTTCCATTGCCGCATGAGGTCGGCCATATCATCGTGACTGATGGGCAGCTGGCGGTGGAAGCCCTCACTGTCGGTCGTAGTGATCAGCCACATGTGACGGGTCTTGCGGTCTCTCTTTAGTTCTACCATTCTACTCCATGAGGTTTGAATCCCATTTCCTGCTCCATATCGTCGGCTTCTTCTGCCCTGGCTTGCTCTTCGAGGTTCTTCATATAGTCGTCAGCCTTTTCGCCATATGGTCTATCGTCCGGCATGTCGGTCGTGGTTTCGTCTTCGTCCGTGAACACAATGCGCTGCTGGCGCATGGCCTCGCCGTCGGGAGTGCGGTGGTGCTTAGCCTTGGTGCGCTTACCATATTCTATGCGCTTGCCTGAGTCGGTGAACTGCGCCTCGCCTTGCATCTGGATGCGGTCATCCTCTTCGCGGAGGTCCTTGCTCTGCCGCTCTATCAGGTCGAGCAGCACGTCACTCAGATTGTTGCACTTCATCATGCCTCCGACAAGTCGCAGCCGTCGGTAGATGCCGTGCATGGTGACCTCGGTCACACGCTCCAGTATGTCATCAGCGCATTCGGTCATTCGTGTCTCGCTCATCCACGGTTTGTCTACCATCACGGCACCGAAGCCTCGCTTGTCCTTCTGCTGAAGAATGAGCACCACCTGTGCCACATCGAGGTCGTTAGGATTCGCCATATTAAACGCATTCGCCCAGCCTACGTCGGTCTCCATGAGCGTCATAATCTTGCGTATCTCTGGCGACAGCTCGTGCATGGGTGCCGCTGCCTTGCACAAGGTGTAAAAGAACATCTGGAAGATTTGGTACGTGTTCACGCCCAGGGCTTCGCAGATGGCATTCAGCAGCACGTATTGGTCGGGCGACAGCTTCACACTCACGCCTTCGTACTTGCGGTTATCTCCGTTATTGCTCATTGTCGTTTAGTTTATGATTAAAATTACATGATTGTCTCAGCTTCTCCCGCCACTCTCTGGTGCGTGGGTCGCATAGTTCGTCAGGGTCGAGGAATGGTTCATCTTCGGCGTGTTCCAGCTTCCACTCCTTGATAGCTCGCATGATGGCCTTGTGCTCTCGCCATTCTTCGGGCAGCACGTCGGCGGGTCGGTCGGTGTCAGTGTCAGGCGTAGGGACAGGGGTCGCGCCGTTCTCAGGGCCACCCGTAGGTAATTGGTCGGTCGCGCCCTGCCCGTCGCCTGTGTTCGTTTCTTGTCTCGGCCCTTCACCTGTCCGCATCATACGGATGGCAATGTCGGCCACGTCAGCCTTGTCGCCGTCTTCCTCACACCAACATGTGTCGAAGAAGTGTGTATATACCCGGCACTTGTCGTAACCCAGTTTGTCGCACACCTCCTGCCATGCGTCGCGCCCATCCTTGTCGGGCCACAGCCAGATGGTGCGCCCTTGGTCGATGAGCGGCTGAAGGCTGTCGAGTTGCAAGTGCTTCAGACCGCCACAGGCCAGCCATAACTGACTGTCGAAGTCGCCGTAGTAGTTGGCCATGATGATGGCGGTCTTCTCGCTTTCGACGATGTTGATGACGGCCTGCGGGTATCGGTTCAGCAGATGGGAGCCGAAGAGCGGTTTGACGATCTCGTGCTTGTCGGGGTCGAGTCGCTGGCGGCATCCGTCCTGGTTGTATATCCAACCGGGGTGCTGTGTCTTGTCGCGGTGGCCGTCGGGCAGATAGCGCATCAGTTTGGCGGCACGCGGCACGCCCGTGTGGTCTATCTGCCAGAACACCACGCGACCATCGCGCCAACCGCCTACGCAGTACATCCATAGCGTCTGCTGGAGTCGCGCCCGCTGCTCATCGTCCCACGGAAGCAGGCGCAACCATGAGGTGAAGATGACCGTGCGCTCCTGATCTATTTGCATCGTGCGAACGACGTATGACCTCGGTATCTCCAGCACGGGCAGTGGTGGCGGTGCCGGTCGTGGCGGTGGCGGCGTGTAGTTCAGCGGCACATCGTCCACGGGCTCGTTGTACTTCCGTCCGAGCCATCGAATGGCATCGGGAAAACTGAGCCGTTCGTGCGCCATGAGAAACTGAACGGGGCCACCCTTTGCGTCGCAGACAAAGCATCGGTAACTGTTGCGTCCTGGCCTGTCATACGATAGCGTCGATGGCCTTACGATGAAGTTGCCGTCGTTCTTATCGTCGTGAAACGGGCACAGCCCTGTGAGGTTCACACCCATCTTGCGGAGCTTCACGCCGCAGTCTTCCACTACGTCCTCAATCTTTGCGATGTCCTGTATGCGCCGGATAATGTCGTCTGGTATCTTTGGCATAGGTCTGAAAAGTCGGTTACTATAAAGGGTGGTTTAGGGATTGGATTATCTGTAAAACCAATAACGCGCACACGCGAGGCGGTTCGGTGTGGTGGCGCGTCCCTGTGCCCCTGCCCCTCCCCATCGGGGCAGAGGGGCACGTGGGTCGTGATACCCGCCTGTCGGGTTGGGGAATGGCTTATATACCCCTTTAGGGGTATAAGGTTTATTTGGGGCATGGTTTTTGGGGTGTCGTTTTAATAGGGTGCTTCACCGTTACTCGGTGCGTCAAAAGGCATATCGTCGTCGGCAGGCATCAGCAGGAAGTATCCGTTCTGTTTCACACTGCTCTCCACCAACAGTCGCTTATTGATGAGCATCTGAAGGTCGATGTCCTGTTTGGGCTTGTTGGTCTGCTTGCCGTAGTCTCGGATAATGATTTCCTTGATGGTCTTGCGGTTGGCAGGCCACTCCACGCGGTCTTTTGCCTCACGGAACCATCGTTCTACGACTTCTATCGGGTCGCCTGTCACGCGCTCCGTAGGTTGTGCCGGCTCCAGCTGCTCAGGCCGTCCCCATGCTTCGATGGGTAGCACTCTGAACTTCCAGTCGGGAAAATCCTGCGAGCGGGCTTTCTTCTGCTTCACCTCAAACGTCACGTCACCCGTCTTGTCATCCTTGATTTTCTTGGTCTGAATCACGTCAGTCACCTTTCTTTCGAGGAATGAACCGAGGTGTCCGACCAGTTTCTCGCCGCCTGGATTCTGGTGCAGTACGCACCACAGGCTGATGTCGTAGTGGGATGCCAGTTTCATACACTTAAAGATGAGTTCCTGACACTCGATGTTGTCGTTGAAGTCGGCTACCACGTCCAACAGCCCGTCGATGAATACCACAGTAGGCTTGTATTCCCAAATGGCCTTCAGCGTCATGCGCCATCGGACAATGGCAGGATTGACAAATGTGGGTCGCCCGTGCTTGTCGAGTACAGGCTTGCGGTTCTGGTCGAGCATTTGCACCTCTTCCACATCACGCAGCATGATAATCTTGAAGTCATCATACTGTCCGTTGATGTCGCGGCCTGCCATCGTCAACACTCGGTTCTTCACGGCAATGGTGTTGTCTTTCTCCATCTCCGTGTCAACATAGAGTATTCGCGGATGCTCAACGTCCGTCAGTTCGTAGCGCAACTGCCCGAACTCGCCGCAAAGGATGGTGGCCATGAATTGCGCCAGCGTCATCGTCTTGCCGTTACCCGACTGGCCCGTGATGTTGTGGATGCCTCCGAGCGGTGCAAACGGTATGCCT